AAGTGTAACTGGAGTTACTGAATTACTTGCAGCACTAGCAGGACCTGTTCCGTTAGCGTTAGTTGCAGTTACAGTAAATGTGTAAGATGTTCCAGTAGTTAAACCAGATACAGTAATTGTTCCTGAGCCTGATTGAGATACTGTTCCTGTAATACCGCCTGGACTTGATGTTGCTGTATAAGATGTAATTACAGAACCACCATCACTTGCTGGGGCTGTATATGTAACAGTTACCGAAGTCCCTGATGCAACAGTTGCTGTTCCTATTGTTGGCGCTCCAGGGGTTGCAGGACCACCTGTTAGGAAAGAATTACGGGCAGCAAACATTAGGTTAATCCAGTGCCTGAAATAATCCATTCGGTAGAGGTAATCTTAATTGCAGTAGCAACACCATTTGCAGCAAGAGTTCTATTACCTGTTGTTCCTGCACCTGCTAAACGCATGGTGTCGGTAGTTATTTGAATTGTTATTACACCAGCGCCATTTTGGTTGATAAACGTAACCGCAGTACCAATTGGAAACGCAACTGAGGAGTTAGCTGGAATGGTAAAGGTTCTTGCTGTGGTATCAGCAGATGGGTGAAAAATTTGTTTACCAGAATCTGTAAGAACTAATGTATATGCTGTACCTGATTGTAAGTTTTGTGGAATGGTTAAAAAACCAACGGCGTTTGTGCCATCTACTGTGCAATTAGTTAAAGTTCCGCCAGTAACAATTACAGTTCCCGATGTAGCTGGCAAGTTTAATACGGTAGAGCCAGCAACGGCTGGTGCTTGTAATGTAACACTTCCACTAGTTGAGCCTGATAAAATAACACTCATAGTACTACCCACCTTTTGCCAGAATTAACTGTAACTGAATAGCCAGAACCAATAGTAATAGGACCCACAGACATACTGTTATAAGTAATTGTAATATTTTCGTCAATATTTGAAGCGTTATAGGCAATTGCTTTTACTGCAGCAGTTCCAAAGTATTGACCGCCTGATGGTGGAGGAGAACTAACCCATGCAGATCCATTTGAAGTTAATAGATTACCAGCAGTACCTGAAGAAGTTAAACCTGTACCACCATTTACCGGCGCAACAACTCCAGTTACATTACCAGCAGTACCGGTAGTATTTTGATTTAGTGTTGGAATGTCTGCAGCGGCAACTGCCCTAAATGTAGGTGCTCCAGCGCTTCCGTTAGGAGCTGCATAAAAAGTATTAGCCGTTTGAGAACCAAAAGTGTCTTGTTTATTGTTAAAGGTAGTCCAATCTGCCGATGTTAAAGCACCACGAACAGAAGCCGAAGCTGATGGAAGGTTAAAGGTATGGACATCTGTAACGCTTGAGATATTAAAGTCTGAGCCTGATGTGCCTGTTGTAAGCCCTTGAGTTTGAGCAGTTAAGCCATTTATTGCACTAATACCGGTAGAAAATGTTGTAATAATTTCACATAAATGACTGTTTTCGGTGTGTAAAGTAATTGTTCTACCGCTGTGGGTTACATAAACTCTTATGACTAAACGGTCAGTTACGGCTAATGTAGTTTGAGGTACTGCTAAAGCTGTAAAATACAAATCAATAGATGTACCACCTGTAATACTTTCAGGAGCTGTTGACCCGCTTGAAATTAAAGTAAATGTTGTGCCATCATACTTATATAACTCTAAATAAAAACTAGGAGTACCTCCGGCCGCAGATGCACTAAAGTACATCTCAAAATTCCAATTACCTGCTGGAATTGCAAGTAAAGACGGATCGTTTGCATCTGTAATGAACTGGGCAATATAACCGTTAGCGCTAATGGTAAAATCTGTACCCGCCCCTAATATAGGGGTTCTGTTCATTTCATAATAGATATTACCACTAATAGTGCCTTGATTTACGCTACCATTTAAATAGTACGTAATAGACGCTCCGCCGCCGCTTCCTCCAACAGCAACGCTTAAATTACGAGTTGACCCTGTACCTGTAATATTGACAGAGCCGTTCGTAGACGTAAGCGTTTCTATCTTAGCGTCGTTAAGATTTGTAAAGTTGGTGTCGACCTCGTTATTAGTTAACGGCGATCCTTTACCAGCACGAGTAACAATGGTAGTCAAAATCTACCCCTTTATCCGTTTATTGCTTACGATATTGTAATGGTCCAGGTGACACACGTTAGTAGTAGCTGTTGAAGCAGCCAAAGCTACACGACCTAATTCAGACCCAAGAGTAGTATCCCCAGCTGCTGCTGCTGTTGTTCCTGATCCAACGGCCATATGACTCATGACGTTAGAAGCAGTACCAACCATACGTGAAGCGACAAAGTTCTTACCAACGGTAACAACTAGGTTTTTAAAATCATACTCTTCTTTTACCTTACCATCAGCACCAGTAACAACGACTCGCAAGGAGCCGGAGGCTTTTAAGTTTTCAGTTGCGTTCATTACAGCTCCTTATGTAAATGTGCGGGTTTGTCCCACATAATCTTCTAAAAAATAAGTTATATCGCAATAGTCTTGCATAGACAAGACTCCACTACTAGATAATACCGCATTATCCGATTTATTTGTCGCAAAAACAACTGTTTGCGTATCAGATACCGCTAATGCCTCGTTTAGTACCTTAATAAGTAAGTACTGAATATTTCCATCCATCATGTCTTGAAGGCCTATGCTTTCAGACAAAAAACAGCTGCATCAGGAGCATTAAGTACGTCAGTAAAGTTACGTATGTATACTTTAAATACTTGAACTGCGTCAGATAAAGTCACAGAATCTGCTATTGCTTTTTGTGCGGCGTAAGTTATTGAATCTACAGGAACACCTAATGTATCTGCTAAAACTTTAGTAGTTGCTAAAGTAACTGCATCTGTTGGAGTTATTACTTCTACCCCTAAAACATCAGGAAAAGTCACAGCTGCACAAATATTTACGTCTAAATAACTGACACTAAAAGTAGGTTGTAGGTAAGAAACTTCTACTCTTACCGCTTGGTCAGGATTAAGACAATTAAATGCCATTAGAAATCAGCGCGTAAGGTAAAGCTAAGTAAGTCAAAAGCCGTCAAAATCTGACCATTAAAACTCATCTCAATTTCACCTTGATACTGTCCTGCTGGCACATCTAATGTAGTTCCTGGAAAACCAAAACGAACAACACCATTAACTGCATTTACTTTTGAACAAGTTAGTGTAGATAAAACTGTAGTACTACCAAGGGCACGAAACTTAACAACTACTGTAGTTGTAGCCGCTGAAAGGTCAATTGGGTCCCCAGTTTGCCGGTCGGTAAGAGTTAGAGTTACCTCTGGTAAATTGTCGTTTTGTACTATGCGTATAGTGCTCATGCCCACCTCTGGAATTCGGTTCTTGTAGAAGCTCGTGTAAGGCCCTTGTTCATCTGGATTCTAGCTCTACTGATATGATAATTAAACATCTTAGCGGCTTCAATAGCCCCTGCTTTATCGGTGTAATCCTGCCGTGGCTGAGCCAATAAACGAGCTCTAGCGCCCCAAGCAATAGCTTCTGCCCACTGCTCATAGATTTCAGAATCAATCTCCGTAGAGTCTTGAGTCGGGGCTAAAGCGGTTCTTAAATACAAAGCACCTGGTTGGGTAATATACGGAATAGGTACTAAAAGAACTTCTGGTTTAATAGTCCTGGTAATATACTGAGGTGATCCCTGCAACTGATCCCATGCCCCCATGCGGTAAATATCAGCTAATTCGTCAGGGCTTTTAGGAATAAGCAACGCAGTGTTAAAGTAGGCTTGAATGGGCCCTACCAGCTTGGTGTCTGCTGGGGTGTTAATTACATAACTTGCTTGCCCATTAACTATGTTAATAGCTGGAATGGTGTACTGCCAATAGTAAGTTCTTTCACAAAACTCAATACAAGCCTGTTTAATTGCGTCAATAGCAATAAATTCAGATGCATCAGGTACATATTGCAGTACTCGAGGCAAAAACTCGTCGTAAGAAACAGAAAAACCGTATGCTTGGGTCATGACTCAGATCCTGGTTTGCTTGGGTCTTTTGGAGCAAAATTTTGATTTGGGCTATTAGCTAACTCAGAAGTTGACTTAATTTGCATAGAAGCCATAAATGTAGACAAGTATCCGCTTGCAAGCTGTAATCCTGGAGCATACTCTGCATCTTTACTACAAGCCCGATAAAGAATGTAGTCCAATAGAACTGGCTCAAAAGTATCACTAATTGATATTACAGTACTTTCTGAAGTAATCATCGGAGGTACTGGAGCGTAATTAATTTGTACATAACCCTGACCATTGTTAGGAGGGTATACATAAAACACTGTCTGATCTTGTTGATCGAATATGTAATGTTTTGGAACTGCAGACCTTGCGGCTGCATGCCAAGTAGGGTTAAAAGAATCAATTAGTTCTCTAGAAGTTACTCGAATTGCACGCCCTGGCGTAGAGCCATTTGTGCCCATGTATCGAATAAGTTCTAATAAAGTCCATCCGTCTGACGGAATATTCTGTCTAGTACCTGCAACTAATTGAACTGTGCTGACTTTATTAGTCGCACTAGGGGACATGACAACAATTTGTTTCTGCCCTTGATTAAGCCAGTCTAGTAATTCAGCACGTGACCAACGAGTATTACCAACGTCAGTTAACTGAATCGCTGCTTTATTAATTATGGATTGAGCGGTAATTGTTCCCATAGTCCTATTATATATGGAAGAGGGGTATTACCCCCTCTATTTATTACGCTGAAAGAATCGAATACCAGTTAATACCATCAGCTGATACAAACATTGCATTTTTGGTCGTAGCGATAGATAAACTACCGTTTGAAGTACCATTCATTGTTCCGCCAACAGGAGCATAAACCAATAAAGCGTTTGCGCCGCCGTTACGGACAATAACACGAGCAGCGGCAGGAATGGCCAAAACAGCGCCAGTACCGGATGCTACAGTACCAAAAATATTAGCATCGGCGGAAATAGCTAAAGCATCTGCTTGAGTGGAACCAGCGGCAGTTAAACCGGAAGTAATATCACCCAAACAAACTTGCTCAGCCATTTCTCCCCACATGCCTAAAGAAATAAGCTTATTTTGAATCGTCATACAAATCTCCTAGATTAGAATAGGGGTGGGGGGTGTCCCCACCCACCTATCATCAGCTATTAACCTGCTGCTTGCAAGAGTGCCAAACCATCGGCTTGAACAACTTTGTAACCGTAGACGTTTAAGCCACGGATCAAAGTGCCGAAGTC